GAGGTCGCCGTCTACCGGCAGTTCAAGCAGCTCGCCTACTTCGTCGGCCTGGCCTGGGGCGTCGGGGTCACGAAGCCGAACTTCGTCGGAACCCTGATCGGCTGATCCTCGCCGGTTCATCTGGGGCGACGGCTTTCGGGCCGTCGCCCCCGCACACGGGATGGGAGAAATCGCATGGCGAAGGACAAGGCCGCCGACGAACGCCTGGCGGAGATGCGCAAGGGCGACGAGATCCTAGAAGTACACCCGACCGCCGTCGCGGCCCACCTCGCCCTGGGGTGGGAGCTGGTCGACGCGGGCGACGGCGACGTCATCGCGGCCATCGCGAGGCGGTCCGCCGACGCGGACGCCGCCCGACTCCGGGCCGAACAGTCGCTCGCGGCCGTGGACGCCGCGCGGGAGGAGGTCGCGGCCCTGCGGGCCGAGAATACCGCCCTGAAAGCCCGGCTCGACGAGGCGCAAGCCGACGCGCGCCGCCAGGCCGAGGCCCACGAGAGGGCCGCGAACGAGTCCGTGAAGCGGGCCGGCTCCGGCGACGACGAGCGGGCGAAGCAGCTCAAGGAGGAGCGGGACACGGCCGTCAAGCAGGCCGTCGAGGCCGAGGCCAGGGCCAAGGCGGTGGAGGCCGAACTGGCGAAGGCCAAGGAGGCCCACGCCGCCCCCAAGCCCGCCGACAAGCCCAAGTCCAAGTAACCGAGCCCCCCTCGCCGGGGCGGTCGCCCGCGCCGTCGTCCTCTCGCGACGCGCGGGCCACGGCCGCCCCGGCGTTTTGCACGCGAGCAAGAGGTCGACATCGCCTTGACGCCCTACCACCAGCGCGGCGGCATTCAGCTCTATTGGGGCGACTGCCTGGACGTGATGCCGGCGCTCGAGGCCGGGACGTTCGACGCCTGCGTCACCGACCCGCCGTATGGCATCGGCATGAACCACGCGGCCGTCAACGGCGTCGTCGCATTCCAGGTCGCGACGTGGGCGGGTGTCCGGCCCACGCTCAAGTGCGGCGGGTGGTTGCTGGCCTTCGGGGCCACGCGAACCTATCACCGGATGGCGACGGCTATTGAGGAGGCGGGGTTCACCATCGGCGACTCGCTGGCGTGGCTCTACGGCGAAGGCTACCCGCGAAGTAAAAACCGGCTCAAGCCGGCGTGGGAACCGATCGTCATGGCACACGCGGGCGACCGGGGGGCGGCGATCGGCGTCGAGGGCTGCCGCGTGCCGTGCGATGAGATGCGACCATCATATGTGCTTGCTAGTCATATGCAGCCGACGAATAGTGTTTACGCGGCACAGCGGCAGTCGGTTGTATCCGGCACGACGATGCAGGGTCGCTGGCCCGCCAACGTCCTGCACGACGGCTCGCCCGAGGTCGCCGAGGCCGTCGGTCCGGGCTCGCGGTTCTTCTACTCGGCGAAGGCGTCGCGGCCGTGCCGTCGCGGCGGCGCTCACAACACACACCCGACCGTGAAACCCGTCCCGCTCATGGAATGGCTGGTCAAGCTGGCGACCCCCGGCGGCGGCGCGATCCTCGACCCGTTCGCCGGCTCGGGCACGACGCTGATCGCCGCCGCGAACCTCGGCCGCCGCGCCGTGGGGATCGAGATGAGCGAGGCGTATTGCGAGATCGCCGCCCGGCGGCTGGACGCGCTCGCCGATTCGACGCCGCTGCTGAGGGAGGCCGCGAGTTGCTGACGCTCGACCCCAAGTACCTCGGCGTGACCGGCTCGGACGACGTGCTGGACCTGGTCGGGCCCGGCGAACAGCCCGGCTCGCTCGCGCCCGTCTCCGAGGGCTTCGACGGCACCGAGCCGCTGACGTGCGTGCTCTGGCCGGGCGGCGAGTCGGCCCCCGTCGCGTACCCGCCCGTGGCGTGGGGCGACGGCGTCGACGCGTTCGACCCGGCTCGCCCGTGCGTCCGCGTGTCGTGGCCGCTGGCGGGCGTGGTCGACCAGCTCCGCGTGGGCTGGTGGTCGGGCCGCGTCGCGCTGGCCGACCTGTCGTGCCACCTGATCGAGTTCCGGTTCGCCGTGCTCGCCGGCCCGGATTCCACGGCCGTCGCCCCCCGCGCCGGGCTGCACACGCCGAGAGACCTCCGCGTCGAGTGCCCCTGGATCGACCAGCTGGCCGAGCCGATCGACCAAACGGGGTTCATGGAGGCCGCCGCCGAGGCCCGCGACCGGATCGAGGAGCGGGCGATGCGCCGCGCGCCGTCCTGCCATCGCGACTCCTACGCCGCCGCGCTGGCCGACCCCGGCCTCGTCACCACGGGCGTCGGCGGGCGGGCGATCGTCCGGGCGAGCGTCTACTACACGCTGGCGCTGGTCCATCGCCGCGCCGTCGGCATGTCCAACCCGCCGGTCGACCTGATCGACGCCGCGAAGGACTACGAGGCCCGCGCCGAGCGGGAGCTGTCCGCCGCCTACGCCGAGTTCGACGGCCTGCCCCGGATCGCCCTGGGCGGGATCGTCGTCGGGAGGGCGACCCGCTGATGCCGATGCCGAGCCGACAAGCCACCGTCCCCCAGGGCGTCCGGTCCCGCGTCTACCGCCGGATCGTCGACCAGCTCCAGAGAGACCCCGTGCTCCAGACGGTGGTCAAGACGTGGTCGACGCGGCTGGGCAACGCCAACGACGCTGTCCGGTCCAACGCCGCCACGGCGGTCCACGTCGCGTTGCGGCCCCGGATCGGGGCGATGGGCCGGCGGTTCGTCGAGTCGTGGACGGGCTGGTTGCAAATCCGCGTCTACCTCTACCCGCTCGGCTCCGCGATCGGGGCGGCGGAGGCCGACTACTGCCTCGACCTGGCCGAGCTGATCGAGAACGCCATCTACCCCGCCCCCGCCACGTCCTCGCCCGAGGACATGGAGGTCGCCCGCAAGCGTCGGCTGGCGTTCCAGGCCGAGCTGGTGAGGCTCGGCGCGACGACGGGCGAGATCGAGTTCGTCGAGCCCCCCACCGAGACCGAGGCCGGCGACGGCGAGTGCGTCGGCATGCTGCAGGTCGAAATCCGCCGCACCCTGAACGTCTAATCCAAGGATCGACAGCCCATGTCGCGTGAACACCTCGCGTTGGTGCGGGAGGCCAGCTTCGGCACGCCCGTCACGACCCCCGTGGACGGGACCGACCGCCACTATATCCGGATGGGCGAGTCGGGGGCCTACCAGGGCCTCATGGTCCCCATCGTCGGGATCATCCAGCACGGCAACGGCCGCGTCGGGCCCGCCTGCGCCTACTCCGACCAGTACCAGTTGCAGGGGTCGCTCGCGGGCGAATTCTACCCCGCCATCACGGACTTCCTGCTGGGCTGGGCGACGACGCCGATCAACACCGGCCGCACCGCCCCGTGGGCCACGACCGACTCCACCGGGGCGATGCCGGTCGGCGACCTGGCCAGCATCTCGGCCTATCACGCGGTCCTGGAAGCCTCGACGTGGAAGCGGCGGCGGGGGTCGGGCTACAAGGCCGGCTCCTTCTCGCTGGCCGCCAGCCGGCAAGACCCCGTCTGGAAGTTCAACGCCAGCTTGCAGGGAATCCGCGACGACACGAACGCCGCCGGGACCGTGGCCGAGCCGCTGGTCGCGGAGATCCCCGACCCGACCGACTCCAAGTATCCGTGCGGCCCGTGGCTGTTCAGCCACCTCGCGGGCGGGCTCAAGATCGGCACGCTGCGGACGATGTTCGACGCGGTGACGGTCACGTTCACGAACACCCTCAAGCCCCACGCGTTCGAGAGCCGGTATCCGCAGCTCATCAACTACTACGGCCGCGAGATCAAGATCGGCGTGGGCCTCTACCGTCGGCCGACGCCCGACGACCTGTCGGCGTTCCGCGCCCTGACGGCCCACGAGGTCGTCCTGACGCTGTCGAACGGCACCCAGACGCTCGTGATGGACTTCGGCGACAACTGCCGGTGGACCAGCCTGAACGACGAGCGGCCGATGGATGACGTCTACATGTGGCGGGGCGAGCTGACCGTGTTCCGCGACCCCGTCGCCGGCACGGACTTCACCTACACCTACACGCCCTGATCGGAGGCCCTCGCGATGCCCGACAAGCACGACGACGAGAAGCCGAAGGCCGACGACGACGCCCCGAAGGCCAGGGCGAAGGCCAGGCCGAAGGTCGAGCCCGGCGCCCTGGTGACGCTCAAGGGGGGCCATACGGACGGCGTCCCCGCGACGTTCCGCGAGGCCGTGGGCCGCGTGGTCAGCGTGGACGACGGCCGGGCCTACGTGACGTGGCCGACGCTCCGCACCGAGCTGACGCACGCCGTGGCCGACCTGGAACCTCGGCCTTGAACGACGAACGCCCCCGCGACGCCGCGTCCCTCGCGCGGTTCATGGCCGCGATGGAAGCGTACAAGGACAAGGCCGTGTTCAATTCCAACGCCCCGGCCGACGGCGGGGAATGCAAGGCGGTGGTCGTCGCGTGGCTCCCCGGCGACCGCGTGCGGCTGATCGGCGGCGAACCGGGGGAGTGGGGGTTCATCGCCGCCGTGTTCGTCCGCGTGAGCGGGTGCTTGTATCAGGTCGCATGGCCGCAGGCCAAGACGATCACGGACCATTGGGCGTTCGAGCTTGAGGACGCGAACTGAGTCTTGTCGTCCACCTAAGTAGCCACCCGCGTCCGGCTCGCTTCATTATAACAGATATCGCCGCACTGATATATGGCTTCAACGTTCTTCACGCTCAGATTGGCCCCGGCCGAAGTGCGGCGGCGGCCGGCGGTCGACCGCCTGGCGTTCCAGCGATTCGCGGCGGAGTTCACGCTCCAGAGGAAGGATCGTGAGTTATCCCAGGGCCTCAACGCCAGGGGCGAGCCGTTGCCCGGCGTGCGGCCGACGACGCGGGAGCACCGCAAGTCGGAGATGACCGCCAGTGGGCGGGGCGATCCGCGCGCCCCCTACTTGATGCCCGGCCGGGGGCTGTCCCGCACCAGGTCGCTGCTCACCGCCAAGGCCCACGCGGATTACGTCGTCGTATGGTGGCGTTTCGATGCCTTCACCGGCGACCAGTGGGGCAAGGTGCTCGCCGCGCACGCCCGTCGCGGCAAGGCTTACGACGTGATCGGCCTGTCCGCGAAGGGCAAGGCATGGGTGGCCGCGAAGGCGATCAAGGCGTGGCGCGGCTGGCTGGCGGGGAAAGTCCCGCTGCCCGGCGTCTCGCTAGAGGCGGCCCTGGACCCCGGCCCGGTGGAAGTAGAGTTGGTGGGCCGCACGAACCTGGATCACGCGACCGAGGGGATCGGCGGCACGATCGAGGACGCGCGGAAGGCCATCGCCGAAGGGCGGAGCAGCGGGTTCCTCAGCGAGAACGAATGGCGGAAGCACTTCCGGCAGCCCCGCCCCGCCATCGTCGGCGCGATGGAGGGCACGTCCTACAGCGTCCGCAAGGGCAAGTCCAACGTCCTGCTGCAACACGTCTGGGCGAGCCCCGGCAAGCCTCTGGGGCCGTCCGTCGGCAAGGCCGCGCCGAAGCCCCCGAAGCCCGCGCCGGCCGCCAGGGCCGCGATGCTCCCGACGGCCGCGCCGAAGGCCCCCGTGGCCGATGCGTCGACGCTGTTCGGGCCGTCCGCGCCGCCGATCATCCCTCGCGAGGAGGCGGCGCGACCGAAGGAATTCGAGACCGACGACGAGCGGCGGGCGTGGGTGGAGCGGACTTACGGCGACGGGCCGGACGGGGCGTTCTGGTCGTCGCTCGCGCGGGACCAGAAGGATGCGATCCGCGACTACACGGGGAGCGGGTCGTCCCAGCTCAACGGCTACATCCGGCGCGGGAACCTCGGCGGCGGGGGCTTCCTGGACGACCATTACGTCCGCACGGCGCGTCTGATCGATTCGGCCCTGGCGAGCAAGCCGACCCCGGAAGACATCATCGTCTATCGCGGCGTCGGCGACCCGGCCCCGATCCTGCGGGCGCTCGGCGTCGCGTCGAAGCAAGACATCCGGCCCGGCATGAGATTCCCCGACCCGACTTACACCAGCACCAGCCTGCATCCCGAAGTGGCCGAGGATTTCGGGGGCGACCTCAAGTTCAAGATCATCGTGCCGCGAGGGTCGGACGCGGCCTATCTCGGCACCAATTCCAACAACGACAACGAACGCGAATTCCTCCTGGGTCGGGCGTTAGACCTGTTCGAGGTCGTAGGCTTCGATCGCGGGTGGGTCGTCGTCCGGGCGATCATGTCGGGGGGCTGAGCATGGGCGAGCTGACCGAGGGGACGTGGGACGTGCCGGCCGTCATGCCGCCGCGCAGGGTGCCGATCGAACGCCGGCCGCCGTCGGAATGGGATCGCGACGGGGGTGGGGGCGGCCCGAAGCCCGAGCCGCCCAAGGCCGACGAATGGCCGGTGCGCAAGGTCAAGGAGCCGCCGAAGCCATGAAAGGCTACGTCGATCTTAGCGGGCCGATTCTGTCAGTTCCTGGATAGCGTCGATCAGAATCGGGAAGTCGTTCGCGAGTCGCCGAGATTCCTCGGGAGTGACGTTGTACTTTGCGGATGTTGGGCCGAATCCAGACAGGACGGCTTTCACGCCCACGGCGTTCGCCTCTTTCGCGCGGCGAGACGGGGGGAGTTTGGCGACCGCCGCCTTGGCTTCCTCGACTGCTTTCTCCATCGCCTCGTGCAGGTCCGCCTCCCGTTTGCGAAGCAGTTCGAAGTGTTCCAGCGCCAGCTTGGATGCGGCCTCGGAATCCACCGACAGTCTCGCCGCGAAATCGCGCAAGGCCGACACCTGCTGAGGCGTAAGCCGGACGTCGAGGAAACCGACCCCGATTTCGACGTCGGACGCCTTGGCGATCTTGCGGAACTCAGAGAACGGAACGTTCCACCCGACGAAGTCGGTCCCCGGGGCGTCGATCGCATCCCGTCGAAGTTCAGCCTTCACGATGCTCGCGTCGGCGAGGATCGACACTTTGCCGCGAAACACGGCCGCGTTCCTGCCCGTGGCGGCCGTCGCGGCGAAGGTTATGACCGCGTCGGCCTTCAGCGGGCCGCGAACCTCGCCGTCGTACGTCGTCATCACCGCCAGGTCGATCGCGTCGGGCCGCTTCCCCACCGTCCCCACGTCGACCTGCTCTGTGGTGTACCCGCGAATGCGATCGTAACTCGACTCGACTTTGTAGGGGTTGACCGTGGCGGCGTCCGGCGGGACCTGAAAGGCGACGGCGGCGGCGATCAATGACGCGGCGAACATGGTTCGTCTCCAGATTATTACGACCCCTTGCCATGGGGGGGTTCGCGTCCCGGCCCGCGATCTTGAAAGGGTTCCGATGGCCAAGGTCGACCTAACGGGCCTGCGAAGGCTCATTACTCACCTGGAAAAGCTCGGCAGGCCCGACCCGAAACTGCTGCTAGACCGCACGATCATCGTCATGGCGGAGGACAATCGCAAGGGCGTGCTGGCCGGGAAGGATAAGGACGGCCGGCCGATGGACCCCGTCACCTACCGGCCCAAGGGCCAAGGGCAGTACGCGACGGCCCGCCAGCGGAACCAGGGCAAGGCGCGGGCGAAGGTCGGCCGGTTCGGCGGGCTCGGCCCGATGGCCGCCGGCTTGCATAATAATCTGAGCAGGCGTGAATATGAACGCCTCAACGGCCCCCCGTTGGCCCCGAGACGCCAGTACTCCCGCGTCATCACCAACTACCGGCTGACGCCCGTCGTCCATTCGCCGCTGCACTTCGGCGTGACCGGGCTGTGGTTCGAGGTGGTGGACGCGCAGGGCCGCCCGTTCCTGCGCCACCTGTTCAGGAAACGCGACATCCGGGGCGTCCGGCCCGAGGCGATGCGAGAGCTTCGGCGATCGTTCGTGAATTGGGCGCGCGACCAGATCCGCTATCGGAAGGGAATGGCCTGATGGCCGACGAGCAGATCGGGCTCGACTACAAGATCGACGCCGCCGAGGTGAAGGCGGCCGAAGCCTCGCTGAAGTCGCTCGGAAAGGCGTCGGAAGGCGCGGCGGATTCGGCCGAGAAGGTGGAAGGGGCCGCCAAGAAGGCCGGCAAGGGGACGGCCGATTTCGGCCGCTCCGCCCTGGAGACGGGGCGCGTCGTCCAGGACTTCGCGCAGGGCGGGATCGGCGGGATCGTGAACAACCTGGAAGGCTTGGCCCGCGCCCTCGGCGGCGGCCCCGGCCTGGCGGGCGTGCTGACGCTGGTGGGCGTCGGGTTCCTGCTGCTGAAGAAGCCCATGGGGGACTTCCTGGCGTCGATGACCGACGGCGGGCGGGAGATCCCCAAGAGCACGGACGCGGTGAAGCGGCTGGCCGGGGCGCTGAAGGAGACCGGCGAGAAGTTGGAGGCGCTGGAGAAGGCGTGGGACGGCTCGGCCGAATCGCTGGCCGAGTACAACCGGCTGACGGCGGAATCCGAACGCCTGGAGAAGCAGGCCAACGCCGCGAGGGAGGCGGCGGCGGGGATCGAGGCCCAGCGCCGCAAGGAACGCCAGGGCGACGCCGGGTCGATGAAGGCCGCGAGCGAGGCCGTGGAGAAGGCCGGCGGGATCGACAAGGTCATCGACGACCTGACGGCCGCGAGGCCGGGGGCGACGAACGCCGCGCGGGCCCAGCTCGACCAGGCGCGGAAGGACCGGGATGAGGCGATGGCGGCGGCGCCGCAAGGGGCGCAGTTCTCGCTGCAACGGTCGCTCGTCAAGAGCGAACAGGACGCCAAGGTCCGCGCCGCCGAGGCCGCCGTGGAAGAGGCCAGGCGCGCGGCGCGGGAGTCGGCCGCCGACCTGGCGGGGAAGGGCCTGGGGGGCGACCAGGCCGCCTTGCAGCAGATGGACCGCTCGCTGCCCGGCAAGGGCTTCGGGGACGCCACGGCGGCGGCGCTGGCCGCCCGCAAGCAGGCGGAACAGGCGATCGGCGAGACGGTCAAGGGCGCGATCGAAGGCGCGGTCGGATGGGCCAAGGGCCGCCGGGAGGAATTCAAGGACGACGCGACCCAGGCCGAGGCCGAGAAGTTCCGCGAGGCGCAGGATCTGGAGCAGCGGAACCGCGAGGAACAGCTGCGGATCGACATCGCGGAGAACGACCGCAAGGCGGCGGAACAGGCCCCCGCCCGCGAACGCCAGGCCCTCCAGGAGCGCGCCCGCAACGTCGCCACGGTCCGGGAAGGCCGGGAGCGTGCCCAGCTCCAACAGTTCGCCGCCGCCCAGGGCGTCGACATCCCGGGCGATCAACTCGGCCCGGTGCTCGACTCGATGCGCGGGTTCACGGCCGCCGGCGCGGCCCCGATGGAGGCCGCCCTCGGCGCGGTGCGGGCGTTCGTGCAGGCGAATCAGGCGACGCTCGACCGATTGCAGGCGATGGAGCGCGAATTCCAGATGTTGGGCGGATACGCGCAGCAGCAGTTCATGCGGGCGCGGCAGGGGCGGCAGATCAACGGCTCCATCCTGAATCGCGGGGGAGGCTGAGCCGATGGCCCACGTCACCACGGTCGAGGTCGACGGCGTCGCCGTGCCGATGGCGGCGCGGTCGCCGATCCCGTCGCGGCTCACGCTGCGCCTGCGCGGCGTCTCCACGCTCACGCTGTCGCTGGTCGGCTACAAGCTCGGCGAGCCCGACCCGTACCTCGGCAAGCCGATCGTCCTCAAGATCGACGGGACGGCCGTGTTCGCGGGGGACGTGGTGGACCGGCCGGTGGATTTCGGCCGGCACGGCTGGGGTGCGACCTACCAGTGTCGCGACCTGCGGGCGCGGGGCGACAAGGTCCCGTTCACGGACAGCAACGGCCTCGGCTCGTACGCGACCTACAACCACGACCCGGAAGACCCCGACAAGATCGACTCGCGGCTCGGCCGCACGGTGGGGCAGATCGTCGCCGACGCCCTGACGATGGAGGCCAACGCGACGGCCCTGCACGCCCACGGCATCGGGGGGTACACGAGCCTCGCGCCCCCGACGCTCCCCGCCGCGACGACGGCGGACCTCGCGGCGATGGACGTGATCCCGCCCAACCCCGTGCAGATCGGCGGCGACTGCCTGCTGCGGGGCGTCGCGGCGTTCCTGAGCCAGTGGGCGCCGAACCACGCCCTGTGGGTCCGGCCCGACGGCGTGATCCGGCTGATCGACCTCCGCGCCCCGGTCGAGCACGTCCTCACGTTGGGCGACTGCGCCCAGCGCGTCGAACCGTCGGGGCTGTCCCGGTCGGTGGCCGAGTGCTATCAGCGGGTGGTCGTGCGCGGCAAGGCGGTGGCGCTGCCCAAGCTCCTCACGCTGACGAACGGCGGGCTTGAAGAGTGGTTCCAGTGGGGCGCGTACACCAACGCGCAGGCCAAGGCCAACTGGACCCCCGACGACTTCCTGCGCGACCAGGACGCGCGGTCGATCGGGACGCTGACGTGCACGGACCTCACGCACGTCGTGCTGACCAGCGACCCCGGAACCCAGACCTGGGGCGCGAACGATTGGGACCAGTCGCACCGCAAGGGGACCATCTACGCCACGGCGACGGTGATGGCCGGGTACGACCGGTTCGCCGCGTCGCGAGTGGTCGCCAACACGGCCAAGGCATCGGGGGGGACTTCGACGTTCACGCTCGAAACGCCCTTGCCGGACACGAATTTCAATCAGTACATCCTTCGCGGCCTGTCGTCGGGCGCGTCGCTGGTCTGGCGGCTCTACCGCGCGGCCGACCCGACGATCCGGGCGTCGCTGGCGCGTCGGCTGACCTATCC